CGTCATTTCGACGAACTTCTCGCCCGTATTCGCGATATTCGAGCCTCGGAAAAGTCGATTTTATCAAAAGGTGCGCGATCTGTTTGCCCTGAGTAATGACTATGACAAAACAGACAAAGCGACGCAAATGTTTTATGCCGAAACCCAAAACAAACTATTGTATGCTGTAACGGGTCAGACATCCGCGGAGATCGTAATGACACGAGCCGATGCAGATGCTCCGAATATGGGGCTGACTTCTTGGAAAGGGGCGGTAGTGCGCAAACAAGATGTCATTATTGCCAAAAATTATTTGACACACGACGAATTGGATTCTTTGAATCGACTGGTCGTTATCTTCTTAGAAACAGCTGAATTCAGAGCCAAAAACCGAAAAGACCTCACAATGAATTTTTGGCGTGAAAACGTCGATAAAATTCTGCTTTCCAACGACCAACGCTTGTTATCTAACGCTGGAATGGTCCGTAAAGAGCACAAAGACAAATTCGCTTATCAGGTTTACGAAGAATTCAATGCACGCCGCAAACGCAAAGAAGCTATTGAGGCAGACCGTGAGGATATGGAACAACTGAAAGAACTGGAAAACGAAATAAAAAACCGTCCTATATGAATTCTAAAACCTATCAAATAGACGCCCAAAGCCTCAAACAAGCGCACGCCCTTTTCGAATCGGGGGACATCGACCGTATAGAGGTCGGAACCGTGGCCGGGCTTTGTGAGATTCACCGCTATCTGTTCGGTGGGTTGTATGACTTTGCCGGAAAGATTCGGACGCTGAACATCGCAAAGGGGGGCTTTCGCTTTGCAAATTGCCTTTATCTGGGTGCGATCCTCCCGGTGATCGAGATGATGCCGGAAACGACCTTCGAGGAGATCATCGCAAAATATGTCGAAATGAACATCGCACACCCGTTCATGGAGGGCAACGGTCGGGCCACTCGCATCTGGCTCGACATGATGCTGAAAAAGCGCCTCCAGCAGGTTGTGGATTGGCGGAAGGTGGATAAGGATTTGTATTTGCAGGCTATGGAACGCAGCCCGATCAATGATCTGGAATTACGGGCCCTGCTCGGCCAGGCATTAACCGACCGCACGGATGATCGGGAAGTTATTTTCAAGGGAATCGAACAGTCGTACTATTACGAAGGATACGAGGGATAAATCTTAACAATACCGACTTATGGAACTGCAACCCATCCAAAGCAAGATTTACGAAATACGAGGCCAGCGGGTAATGCTGGACTTCGACCTGGCCGAACTCTACCAAGTGGAGACAAAGCGGCTGAAAGAGGCCGTAAGGCGCAATATCGAGCGTTTCGAGGGCGACGATTTTATGTTTGTACTCTCGGAAAAAGAATATGAAATTTTGAGGACGCAAATTGCGACCTCAAGTCTAACATCACAAAATGCGTCCTCAAATTGGGGTGGTCGTCGCTATATGCCATTTGCTTTTACGGAAATGGGTGTCGCAATGCTTTCGAGCGTCCTGCGTAGCGAGACGGCTATACGGGTAAATAGGGCCATTATGCGGGCATTCGTGGCGATGCGCAACTACATCACCACAACAACCCAGATCACAGCAGAATTGGCCGAAATTCGGGCAAAACTGGCATTACTGGAACGAGCTGATGCAGACAATGCCGAAGCGGTCAGCGATCTGTCGGAGGATATGCGCAAGGAACTCGATAACATCTACCAAGCCATCGCAGCATTGTCGATCAAAGTGCCGCAAGCTCGCAAACCCTCCCAGCCGATAGGATTCAAGCCGACAACAAAGAAGTAGCCGATTTGGCGGCTTTTATTCTTTGGAGCGACAGTTATCCATCCGCCGGGAGATCGCTGAAATTTTCGCACCCCAGAGCGCAAATAACGGGCAAATACGCCCAATAAAAGACAAAGAGAGCCGAGAATTGTTCCGGCTCTCGTCATTTCGTCGTTATTCGGTGGCGTGCCCCGTCATTCCTTTACTGCTACTGTCATTTTGCCGATAGACTGGATGATCGAAGCAGCGGCTTCGTCTACGGTGAAGGTGACGGCAGGAGTCTGTTTGATATCCTTGCCGTTGGTGGTCACATCCTGGCGGTCGGCAAGATGCAGAACACGGGCAACGATTCCCGAATCGTACTGTCCACATAATGCGCCCTCCAACTGGTCCGCCTCGATAGCCACTCGCACGTGCGTAAGGAGGTCAGAAAATTCCTCCCTTGATTCATATTCATAGAAATTTTGCCTGCTGATCTTTGCAAATTGGCAGAATCCCACTAATGTCAGGGGACGCTGTGTTGGAACCGCAATTATTTCCCCTGCTGAAGCCTTGTTGCTGTATCTTGGATTCGCTTTCACCCATTCGACATACTCTTCGAACTTGGCTTCAAGCGCTTCGGGGGTATATGCACGAGCGGAAACGCCATCCAAGTATCGAATCTTCCCCAGCGCAACGACGGAATGAAGGGGATGGAGCGCATGATGGAACGGGCCCTGATGAATATGCCGGCGCCCATTGTTTCGGTGGTTGCCCGTGACAAGACCGCCGGAGGCGTATCGGTATTTACTTCTTTCTTCTTCTGCGGAACTGTTGAGCGATTTAATTTGCGTTATTATGGTCGTAATGGTCGAAATTGCAGCCACCGCCCCGGCAATACCATCCCAAACAGTAGCGGAAGATGAAAATGCTTTGTGTAACGCCGTTCCCATCGCAGCGGCCGATTCGGCGATTGCCAACATTGCGACAACCCCCGCATCAGCCCCGGCGGCTTCGGCAAGTTCTTCCAACGCACCGACCATCTGCTGTGCGCTTTGAATAGACATCTGCGTTTCTTTTTCTTGCAACTCAATACCTTGCAGTTGTATGTCGTTGACCTGCTGTTTGGCTTCTGCAACGGCCTTTTGTGCGTCAAGTTCAGCATTACGCCATTCCAAAACACCGCCATAGAGAGCCGTATATGTTTCCTCACTCATTGATTGTATTTCGGAAAGTTTATTTTGTGCAGCATCCATTTGTTGCTGCGCAATATTCATCTTGGCGGCACAGGAGTTGGAAAACAAACTCAAATACGACAAAACGCTGACTGCGGAATCCCGGGAAGCTATAAACCAGCTGATCCTGAATATGGAGGAACGCAGGTATAAGGAGGAATCCGAAATACGCCAGCGTTGGAGCGATAAGGAATTCGAGGAAGAAGCCCGCAATGCGGAGAACAGGATCAAAATGCGGTTTAATGCACAAAATAAATTGCAGACTATCCGCCAAAAAGAAGCACAGTTACCTAATTATGACATTCTACACACATCCGATCCGAACAAGGATATTGAGAAAAATGCCGCCAAGATGAATATTGCGCAGCAACAAATGGATGCTGCACAAAATAAGTGCTATTTTATTAGCAGCCTCTTGCGCCTTCTCATTCGTTCGTCCAAGTTCTTTTAAGCGTTTGATCTCATTCTCAACAGCTTCGGCCCTTTTATTCCGTGAAATGATTTCGTCCTCCGTGGTTGCGATCTCCTTGTTTATATCGGCAAGTTCTTGTTCCTTTCGCTTGATTAAATCCTTGATGGCCTCCCCTTGCCCATTGATGTCATCTGCGGCTGATCTTGTACATATCCATCAATGTTTTCATCGCTATTTTGTTTGCAGAAAGGGTTTCGTTATACCGATCCGTAGCACCTCGCACTTTATTCAGCGTGCTTTCCAGTTCATTGGAAACCTCTACATATTCACTCACGACCGGACGGTTACCGGCCATAGTCGTCCGAGTTTTTGTAATGTTCTCATTGAACATCCGGTATATTTCCTGCGCACGCTCTTTCAATTCCGGAATTTCACTATTTAACCCGGCACGAAACTCGGTAAAATAAGCGATCCCGGCCTCCCGGCCGAATTTTTTAATAAACTTATCCTGCACGCCTTCGAAGGCTTTGTCCATCGTTTTACCGTATTCTTCGGAGGCATTGGCATTAGATTCCTCCAAACCCTTAGCAATAGCGGCCGCCGTAATACTGCCTGCAAGGGCATCATAAGCCGCCTTTTGGTCCTCCAAATTCCGTATCTCCTCCTTTTGGTTGGAAAGATAGTCCCCGTATTTATCCTCTATGACTTTGCGGGCGGCGGCATATTCGGCTGTACCTTTTTTTGCCTCACGGAGGGCGTCAAACTCCCGCTTCAACTCTGATCGGCTGTTTTCAATGGCCCGGTTGAGGTCTTGCGTATATTGAGCAACATCCGACAACACATCACCTGCGCTAAACAATCCCTTTACCCACGCCCCAATCTCTTTACCGTAGGCTGTCAGCAGAGTAATGCCCACGACCAAAGCCGTCTGCCAGGAAAAGATGGACGAAATAACCTGCCGGAACACCGGGATCGTCATTTTCCCTTCGGCTCGCAACGCTTTATTATTGGCCGAAGCTCTCTTCAGTTCATCGGCAAGCATCGGCAGGTTGTTGGAAATCGCCAGAAAAAATTGCTGGGCGGTCATCGTGCGCGACGGAAGTTCCCGGGCCACTTGTTGCACCTGGAAAGAAAGCGGACTAAGCGCACTTGCATAATTGCCGACATTGGACCGGAAATTCAGCAAATCCTGCTCGGCCTTGTTCACCTCCGTTTGCATATTGCGGACCTGTTCGGCCATCTTCATTCCTTTTGCCGATTTGCGATCAGCTTCGGAGAGCGCATAATACTCTTTTGCCAACTTCGAAATATCGCTTCGGAGTTTATTAACGGAGCCATCGAGTTGCGCTTCCTTCTTGACCTGCTCGTTAATCTGCTTCATGTATTGACGCTGCGCATCGGTATTATCCCGAATTACGGCTTTATACTGGGCCATCTTCTCGTATAGTCTGCATCCTCTTTCTTGAGGTTCTTAATAGACTGCCGGGTCTCATCTATCACCTTTTGCGCTTCAGCCCAACTTTTGATAAGTTTCGAGTATTCGATCTCGATTGTGATGATCTTGTGAATGGAATCCTGTGCCATACTTCTCTATATGGATTAAATAGTCAATAATTATTTCATGCTGATCCAGCGCTCCGTGTCATAGGTTATTCCCCGCCTATGCTCGTCCGGTAGGATCGGCTGGGTGGCAGATATGCGCCCCCATTTACCACCAAGAAAATAGGGACCTTTCGATTTGGAGACCTCAACGCCGCATAAACGTCCGTCATGTCCGAACAGTTTCAAAACCGTCGCATTGTCGGTCGTAATGCTGGCGCCCTTTGCTGGAACCGATATTTGCCGGATGGCATTGATCTGGCCGTCTCGATTTCTCTGATATACAACGGCGACTAAACGCTGCGGGACACGCCCCGCCAAAGGCGCAAGACGGCCCAAGAAGCCATCGCCAGGGCAATCCACGTATTTGCAATGATATGATGTATTTCCCTAAACGAATTTGCCAATCGTCAGATCCTCCGGCGGCGATTTGATTCCGGATGCAATACTCCGTGTAGATTTTGGTTTCTTTTTTCATAACATTTTAATATTTAATAGTTTATCTTTTATTGCGAACCTCTGTCTGCGTTCGTACTCCTCGCACTTACGGCGGGTACGCTCCAGCAACTCTACAAGTTCTTTCTTATTCAATCCTATTGTCAGCGTGCTGTCGTCCCGCTGGCCACCCCTTCGTTTTTCTTTCGGTCTTACTCTGCTCACTTCCCCGTTTTTTTTCGTACTTTTGGCTTGTCGAGAACCAAAGTGCGGGGAAACAGTTTACGGCCCTTGCTTTCGAGGATAGGCGGGATTTATACCCGTCTATCCTGTTCTTCGCCTCATCTTGTCATATCACACGCGAAATCTGCCCGCCTCGAACCCGTTTACCATATAGAAGGCGATCTTGTCAGCGGTGTGTCGTTCATCACCCCGAAGGCAAAGAGCCGAACCGAATCCGAATTGCGCTGTGCTTGGATAGCGTTCGTAGGCGTTACCGTTCTCGTCTTTTGCTTTGGCGGCTTTGAACACCTCGTAATAGGTCAGCCCGTCGGAGGTCATGCGCTTGTAGCAGTACATTCCGTTGATCTTGTTATGGGCGATTTTCTCGAATCTGTCGCCGAATTTGGTAAACTCGTCCCGCAATGGCGGGTAAAACATCTGTTTATTCATATATTGTTTCTGAATTTTCGATTTTCTTTCGTTGTGTGGGTCTTATTTCATTTGGATGTTTTCATGCGTCCAAATCGCAAAGGGTTTAGAATGGCCCCGCCTCCCCGATTACATCCGTCGCGGGACTGTCGTAGTCGGTTATTCGGGTCAGACTTTTGTTGTGGCGAAAGTATATCCGCCCCGTTGCCCCCTCGCGGTTCTTGGCGACGTGCATGATCCCCACCCCGTCGGATGAAATTAATCCGTAGCGATTCGAGTTTATCGTTTGCGCGCCATACATCGCCGGACGATCGAGAAACAGCACCATATCGGCATCCTGCTCGATGGCGCCAGATTCGCGCAAGTCTGACAGTAACGGCGTCTTATCGGCCCTATCCTCAACTTTGCGCGACAACTGCGACAACAGGATGACGGGCGCGTCGAGCTCCTTTGCGAGCAGCTTTGCCGAACGGCTGGCAGCGGCGATCTCACGCTCGCGGGTGCTTTGAACGTTACGGGACGTCGTGTCGAGCAGTTGCAGGTAATCAATAATGACCATCCCGCACCGTCCCCGGCGGTGCATCGCCTTGCATTGCGAATGTATAGCCCCTATAGTGATATTACCTCTATCGTTGAGGTAAACAGGCATTGCTGAAAGTGCCGCACCCGCTTGTTCCAATCGTGTCCACCCCTGACTGTCAACATTCCCAGTCCGGAACGATCCCGAATCTATACCCGAACATCCTACCAGCATTCGCCCGGCCAGCTGGGTGTTTGGCATTTCCGCGGAAAACACGCACACCGGAATACCCGATATGGCGGCGGTCCGGGCAAAATGCAACATCGTTGCGCTCTTACCCGTCCCAGGACGGCCGGCCAACACTACAAGCTGGCCACCCCGCCAGCCGCCCGGCAGCGCGTCGAGCCGTTCAAACCCGTAGGAATGCCGATGCACTCGCCCACCTGTCGGGCCTGTTGGCGTCGTTCCAGGTCGTCGAGGGTGGCCCGCACGACCTCTGACAGAGGGGCAATGTCGTCTGCCCGTATTGCCCGGTCGGCTATCGCTGTAATTCCCGCCACCGCCCAATCCATAACCCCGTCGGGGTCCGATACGGCACGCGCTGCGAGTTCGTGACCGAAAAGGCACATACGGCGACGTATCTCGGTATCTCGGAGTTTCCGGGCATGATCCAATACGTTAATGCCGGAACCTACTGCATTGGTCAAAGTCGTGAGGTATCGCAGCATCTCCCGGCCTTTGAGTTCCGGACGATCTGCGAGCGTGCAAAGGTCTATTTTTTCGCCACGCTCCAGCATTGAGAGCATCACGCCGTAGATTTTGCCGTTATTTGCATTATGGAATGCCGAAATTTCGACGATCTCCGAAACATCAGACAGTTGTTCAGGTTCGAGAATTAAGGCACCCAAAACAGCCTTTTCGAGCTCGGGCGATTCCGGCAGCCCTTCAACAGGGGCCGGGCGGTTATAGGTCTTTATAGATTCGTTTCGTCTCATAGCTTGTTTGAATTTGGGTCGTGTTGCTGAATTCGGATTTGCGGCGCATCCAATTTCGCGCAGCGGCTTTCCAGTCTTTTATCGGGTTTTTACCCGTTCGCCAACCGTTGGCTGTGAAATAGTCGTAAAAGCATTCCGAATCCGTATTCGCTCCTTTGATAGTCAAAAAATAATCTTTGACCATTTCGAGCGAGGGAGCAACAAACGCCGCGCGTCGTCGAGTTGTATTCGATTTCGGGTTGTTTACGATTATTGAAGATAAAATATTCTTTTCCAATGGTTTAATAAATCGTATGCAAGTTTTAGACGAGCGTC